GAAACCATGAAAGAAAGAGGGCTAGTATCTTGCATAGTTAATACAGTACATGATAGTATGGTGATAGATGTACACCCTGACGAGCAAGCAGCAATGATTGCTGTTGTAGTGGAAGTAGAGAGTAAGTTAGTAAGCACAGTAAATACGCTGTGGGATATTGATTTTAACTTACCTCTAACACTAGAAGCTAAGATGGGAAACAATTGGTTAGATCAAGTAGATTGCTAAATAGCAAAGAGGAATATAGTATGAGTGAAGTAGCTTTAAACCAAGTAAGTCAAGAAGAGTTAATGCGCCTAACAGGTATGGCTAACGAGTTAGGGGGTGGTGGTTCTAAGAACAAGCTACCTCGTCTACGTTTGTGGCATACCCCATTGATGGGTGTCGTTGAGGTTGCTGGCAAGAAGAAAAAGATGGAGGTAGTAGAGGCAGGGCAGTATCGTTTAGAGCAAGAGAACGGAACCTTTGCGTATGCACCAGAGGCTAACGTCCGATTCTACATGCAAACTTTTATGTACAAGCGTTACATCAGTGACCCTTCCAACAGTCGTTATGTTAAGACTCTAATGCATGATGATCTTAACTCTGATCTTAAAGATACAGATGGTGGGTTTAACTGTGGTAAGCCAGCAGGTTTCATTGAAGATTGGAACTCTGTACCTACAGAGATGAAGGATCTTATTAAGTCTGTTAAGCGTGTGCGTGTACTGTTTGGAGAGGTCAACATGATCAATCCTGTGGACGAGAAGGGAGAGTCTATTGAAGTACCATCTACCCCATTCATTTGGGAAGTAGATAATCGTGAGGCATTCAAGACCTTTGGAGATTCATTCAAAGAGATTGCCAAGCGAGGTCGTTCCTTCATTCAGTTCGGTATTAACGTCAGTACCATAGAGCGTGAGATGAACAATGGTCAGTCCTACTTTGTACCCAAGGTAGATGTTGACTTCTCTTCTGACCTAGCTATCAATGACCATGTACTAACCATGCACCGCAACAGTTCGGAATGGATCACGCAGTACAATGACTACATCAACTCAGAGTTCACTGCCAAAGCGGTAGAGACTTTGAACAGCGCAGATGAAAGTCTAGTTAATGAGTTTATAGATGTGGAGTAAGCATGAACATACACGAATTAATGGTACAAAAATATCTTAATAGTGTAGTGGCAGGGAAGGGTGGCATGAGCCGCCCTGTCCTTGACTTCATGGTTAACGATGTTAAATTAGCCCTAGAAAAGCAACTCGTAGACTCACGTAATCCAGACTTTAGATTGCGTATGTCAAACATAGGTCGTTCTTATTGCCAGCTTTGGTTTGATAAGAACCAGCCAACAGATGCTTTACCATTTCCCAACAGCTTCTTAATTAACATGATCCTCGGTGATCTTGTGGAAGCGATCATGAAAGGTATCCTCACTGAGGCTGGTGTAATATGGCAGGATGGTGAACACTTAAAGTTAAACTTAGGTAAGCATGTTATCAATGGTACGCCTGACCTTATCATTGATGGTGCTGTGTGGGATATTAAATCCTGTAGTCCTTGGGCATATACTAACAAGTGGATAGACTTTGCTACTGTTAAGGAGCATGATTCCTTTGGTTATGTAGGGCAGCTAGTAGGGTACAGTAAGGCGTTAGACTTAGACGCAGGTGGTTGGATAGTTATCAACAAAGCAAATGGTCAGTTCAAGTTTATAACTGCTGACGGCATTGATATGCAAGCTGAGTTAGATAAGCTAGAGGCTAAGGCTGATCGCATAGTAAACGGAGACTACTTTGAAAGATGTTATGAGCCTGTCAAAGAAACATTCCGTAAGGCAGAGACAGGTAACCTAAAGCTAGGCATTGAGTGTGGCTTCTGTCAGCACAAGTACAAGTGTTGGGATACCTTAGTAGAACGTCCATCCATACCATCTAAGGCTAAGGTTCCTGCAATGGTTAACTACATCCACATAGTAGAGGAAGCAGCATGATTGATATGACGGAGAATGACTTCGGAGTAATACTACGGCCTGTTCTTGTTGATGGGAAAGAGTGGGTGGGGGATATTCAAGTATCTGTGTTCAGTAATCAAATGCCTAAAGTAGATGATGAAACTCATGCACAGCTAATGTTCTTAGCCTATAAGATGTCAGCAATGGTTCAGTTCTGTCAGGACAATGACGAATTTGATGAAGCACTGGATGACTACACTATGGATATGGTTGAAGAGTTAGGTTTAGGTGATTCAGATCCTGTTGACTCTAAGCAAACTAAAATAGTAGGAAGGGAGGGCAATGTAATAACACTGGACTTCAATACTAAATGTGAGGGGGAATGTTAATATGGAAGTTTTTAACACACCTACGTTAGATGTGGATAGCCTTGATGATTTTCTGGAGGATATAGTTAATCATCCCAACCATTACAAATCAGAGGGGGAGGGTGATATAGAATGCATTGATGCTATAGAGTCAGCATTAAGTGCAGAAGAGTTTCAAGGGTTCTGTAAGGGCAATGCAATCAAGTATACATGGAGGGCAAATAGGAAACAGGATGCACGTACTAACCTAGAGAAGTGCCGTTGGTATATTAATAAGCTACTGGACAATCTAGCATGAGATACCCTGTTAAGAAAGCAAAGAAGCCCAAGCACCGCAAGGTAACGCCTAGTATCTTAGGTAAAACCTGCGGCCTTGATTGTAAGGTTACGCCACCAGAGCCTTATCAATCATGGACTGAGTACCTCGCAATGAATCGTGACCAGCCTAAGCCCTACCGATCATGGTTAGAGTTTAGGCTATTTGCTGATGGGCCTATGAAGGACGTAGACTATGAGCCAATCAAGGTAGCATACGAGGTAGTAGAGAATAGAAAGTACACACCTGATGGGGTGATGGGTAACGTCTGGTTTGAAGTTAAGGGTAGGTTTAGAACACGGCATGAGATGGATAAGTACATCCATGTGCGGAGGTCTAACCCCCTTGCAGTTATCGTATTTGTACTACACTCAGAGAAGGTAGCACTACCTGGCGCACAGAAGCGTAAGGATGGGACACGTAGATGTATGGAGGATTGGCTTGACGAGAATAAGTTTGCCTACACATATGAGAGTAAGATGCATCACTTCATGAAACATTTCAATGAGGTAGCCGTTTAGTGGAATACATAATGGTAGTAGTGATGGGTGCGTTATTTATTTATACTATGATTTGGGGATAAAGTTCTTGACATTTGTACTATTATCAGTATAACTGTACGACCCTATAATTTAACAGGACATCAAATGGAAACATCAAACAAGATACTTAGCGACATAACAGTCTTCTCTAAGTATGCAAAGTATATCCCCTCAATGCAAAGGCGTGAGACATGGGAAGAGTTAGTAACCCGTAACAAAGACATGCACAAGCGTAAGTACCCACACATGGTGGATGATATTGAATCTGCTTATAAGTTTGTGTATGAGAAGAAAGCCCTACCTTCTATGCGTTCACTACAGTTCGGTGGCGCACCTATAGAGTTAGCACCCAACCGAATCTTTAACTGTGCTTACCTGCCAGTGAGTGAGGTAGAAGCCTTCAGTGAGACTATGTTCTTACTACTAGGTGGCACAGGCGTAGGCTACTCAGTACAGCGTCACCATGTTACTCAGCTACCAGAAGTACGTGGCCCTAAGAAACGTAAGCGTAGGTTCCTAGTGTCTGACAACATTGAAGGTTGGGCAGATGCAGTGAAGGTACTGATGGAGTCTTACTTTCATGGACAGATGCAGGTAGACTTTGACTATCGTGACATACGCCCCAAGGGTGCTATGTTGATTACCTCTGGTGGTAAGGCACCTGGCCCTCAACCATTGAAGGATTGCATTCATCAACTGACTAAGGTGCTAGACAATGCACTAGGCCGTAACCTGACTACAATAGAAGTGCATGATCTTATGTGCTACATTGCAGATGCAGTACTGGCTGGTGGTATTCGTAGGGCAGCATTGATCTCCCTGTTCAGCATGGATGATCTGGAGATGATGGCATGTAAGGCAGGTGAGTGGTACATAGACAACCCTCAGCGTGGTCGTGCTAACAACAGTGCTGTTATCCTACGGCATCGTGCTACCAAGGATGATTTCCTCAAGCTGTGGGAGCGTGTTGAAGCCAGTGGATCTGGAGAGCCTGGGGTCTACTTCAGTAATGATAAAGATTGGGGGACAAATCCATGTTGCGAAATCGGGTTACGCCCATATCAATTCTGCAATTTAGTTGAGTTAAACGTAAGTGACATAACCTCACAGGAGGACTTGAATGAAAGATCGAAAGCGGCTGCTCTTATCGGTACGCTCCAAGCTGGCTACACTGACTTCCACTATCTCCGTGATGTATGGAAAGAAGCCACAGAGCGTGACGCACTTATTGGAGTCGGTCAAACTGGAATTGGCTCTGGCGTTATACTATCCTATGACCTCGCTGAAGCGGCTGAGATTGTTAAAGAAGAGAATGAGCGTGTTGCTGGTCTTCTTAATATTAATGTCAGTGCTAGGTGTACTACTGTCAAACCATCAGGCACCTCTAGTTGCGTACTTGGTACAAGTAGTGGCATCCATGCTTGGCATAATGATTATTACATTCGTAGGCAGAGACTAGGAAAGAATGAAGCACTCTACCAGCACCTAGCCAAGCACCACCCTGAGTTGATAGAGGACGAGTACTTTAACCCTGAGCAACAGGCTGTAGTAGAGATACCACAGAAGGCTCCAGAAGGCTCTATACTACGCACAGAGAATGCTTTGGATCTACTTGAACGTGTACGTCTATTCAACACGGATTGGGTTCAGACAGGGCATAGAGAGGGTCAGAACTCACACAACGTAAGCTGCACTATCTCTGTTAAGGATGATGAATGGCCTGACGTAGGTGAGTGGATGTGGAAGAATCGTGCTACCTTCAATGGCATTGCTGTACTACCATACAACGGAGGTACTTACACACAGGCACCCTTTGAGGATATCACTGAGGAACGATTCAATATGTTAGAGAGTAGCCTTAACGACATTGACTTGACCAAGGTGATAGAGGCAGAGGACGAGACTGACCTATCAGGTGAGGCAGCGTGTGCAGGAGGTGCATGTGAAATCCCTTAGAGGTGTTAAATGTTTATCACCTAGATGTGGCATAGGTATTGCAATGCAGTACTGTACTGTCAAGGAGTTGTCACTATGACAGAAGAGACAGGGGTGTTCAGAGGTGAGGTTTATGTTAGACCTACACTCAACCAAGATCATGGTTCACTGGAGTTGGTATCAGGTGTCACGATGAATGGTATAGAGGAAGCCTTAAGTAGTAAGATAGTAGAGCTAGAAGACAAGGCAGTCAGAGCAGCTTTAATAGAGCAAGGATGGACACCGCCTAAGGAGTAGGCATTAAAAAGCCCCAAAGCTAGTGATGGCAATGGGGCTTTTCTTTGGGTGGAGTTTAATCCAGTATACTATCCATCTCTTCTACTAGCCCACCTTCGTTGTAGTCAGTGCCATGTGTAGCGTTTAGATACTTGATTATGTTATCTATCTTCTCTGGTGTGTATACTTCGTATAGTGTAGGTTTCTTTTCTAAAGATCCTACCTGCTGATGGAAAGGAAATGGGTCACCTGCCTTATTTGTTTTCTGGCTCAATTCTTTAAAAGTATCAGGGTACATAATATGAGGGGGTACAGAGGCAAACAATCCACCAAAGTATTTTCCTGGAATATTAGCTCCATAGCTTGTATGATCCGACTTAGTAGCAGATGAATTATTGATAGACTCTATAAGGTTACCATCACTGTCTCTTCCTTTTTTAAACTCAGGCTTGAACATGCTTAACCCTGAAGATCCTTGTCTAAAGTCAGATAACTCTGGTACAGTCATAGTGTCCACAATATCATTGTAGTCAGGGAATCCTTTCTTGTACCATTCATCCTTCACCATCTCTGCTAGTACAACTTTCCTTATGGAAGTACCCGCACCTTTTCTAGGGAAGTTTGGATCACCTTCTATCCCTTCCAACTGTTTAATAACATCGGGATGTTCTAGCCCTAGCCAATTAGGTATTGCTGTACTTGTTACTTTACCTGTCCTTTTGTTTGTAGTAATCCTACCTTTACGTATTCTATCATCAAAAGCTTTTATATCTTCCTTAGGTATACGTATAGCCTTAAGCTGTTTAATCATAGGTACTATTGCATCCGCAGAGAAGTTAATAGCTTCTCTACCCATAGCAGTATATATACCTAATACATCTTCTATACCAGTCTTGTCTTGGGCTAGAGCAAAGTTAACTATTTTCTTTTTAGCGGCATCATCCATAGATGCCCACCCACCAAAATCTCTGGAGTATTCCATACCACCTTCGGGTATATGCTTTGAGTCTAAGGGTACTCCATTAATATCTACGATAGCCCTGCTCTCTTTGTCTGGCCCTGTAATACGTATGGATCTATCTCCAACTACAGGCACACCAACTTTACCTAACAATTCTTCAGGGTGCATAATCCTACGTTCTTGTGACTCAGTTTTTTTAATACCTTTACCTAGTGTGTAGGCTTCCCTACGGAAGAAGGCAGGGTTCTTAAGGTTTTTAGCGTAGGACTTTATTCTAAGCTGCCTAGTATCCTCAGTCATTTCAAATGTGTATAATCCCTCAGCAGCACCCGCACTATACGTATGGGTTCCTCTCTCCCTATGATCCATCTCACCCACAGGAGTTAGCCTCCGATAGTGCTGATCCTTCAGTGCTTGTTCAGTCTGATCCCGTGTTAGTCCAGCCACTCCATCTTCAAATCCCACAATCTCTGACATCTCTGTGTCAATCTTGGGGGGCTTGTTATCATTGAATACATAAACTGTGTTGTTGGCAATGCCTTTACCACGCTCTACTCTAAACCCTTTAGGGGCTAGGTCAGCCATGTAGTCTTTAAGTTCATCTCCATCAAAGCCCTTTTGATACACATCACCTGAGGATTTCTTTACCCATATTGCTTGGGGTTCATCTGTAGTTTTGAATTTCTTAGTAGCATCAATGTCCCCCTTCCACCCTCTTGTACCTATGATAGCTACACCACCATCAGCTACCTTACTCATTATGTCTTTTGCTACAACATCACGTAGCTCTGGCTCTAATACGTTAAGGACATTTAAGTTAACAACAGTGTCATACTTCTTAGGTATAAGTGAACTGTCTGTATAGTCCACAGGAGAATCACCTTTCCATCTTTCGGGGAATGGCTCGTAGCTAGTTACTTCAAGCTTAGAACTACTACGCATTGCATCTGTTCCTAGCCCTAGTCCAGCACCATAGTCTAGTACTGTCTTACCTTTAGGATTAAGATCCTCTGCCTTCTTTACAGCTTTCTTATAAGACCCTACAGTTGTAGCCACCTGTGTAGTAGCACTACCTTTCTGACCTTCAATGTAGGACATTTCTTGCCTTGCACCCATAGCACTTAATCTATCTTGAACGGGGTAGTACTCACTTTCATCAGGCACCTGTGATGCAGCGCGATTTATTCTACGAGTGTCAGACGCATTGCTTATGCCTCTCTTGGCTAGACTTGCAACCTTACCCATAGGAAGTACTTCACCTACAGTAGCAAGGTTACCCAAGGCAAACCTAGTGGACTCGTCAAGATCATTCCATGTGTCCACTACAGAGCCTACAGTGTCCTTAACAACGTCAGGTATATTCTCTTCATTCTCATTGTAGTAATTTACTACAGCCTCAGCACCTTCCCCCATAGTTTCAAGGAAGCTCTCGTTGGCAGACCTGCCCATCTGTGTACGGGGCTTGTAGTTTAGGAAGTCATTGTACTTCTCGTTGTTGGCCTTCATCTCTTCCACAGTGTTATCCGTGAATGCTTGCTCCGCTAGTGAAGCACCAGCAGCACCGATAGGCCCAAAGGTTCCTGATAAGAAGTCAGTAGCTACATCGACAGCACCACTAACAGCATCAGCAGCACCACTTACATAGCCACCCTCAGCTAAGAACAGGGGCTTACCCTTGAGTACAGCCTCTCTCATTCTAGGTGTGATCTTTATGTGTGAGTAGGCTGAGTTAACTTCGTCTTTAGTGTTTGTTTTTTTGTACTCTTCAAAGGACATTCTATTTGCCCCACCCTGATGCATGTAATCTTCATACTGAAGTTCTATAGGCTGATCGGTTAAGAAGCCATGCTCCCTGTTAAAATCTCGTCTGTTTATATCACGCTCTACTAAGTCTCCATACCTATCATATAAATCTCCATCAACAATTTCACCATCACCTAAGAACTCGTCCCATTCTTGTTCACCATAAATATCATCTTCTATACTTTGCATACGAGTAAGCTGAGGGTTACTCTCAGAAGAATGCTTACCACGTACTAGCACAGCATCAGGGTCTAGCTTAGATGTCATTTTCCTAAGCATGTTAGGTACTGTAGTGTCATACATCTTCTCTAGTGTTTCTTTGCTGCTTCCTTCTAATCCATCATACAAAGCGGAGTTAGTTTTACCATTAGGAAAAGATATAGAATCATACCCCTCTTTTACCGCTTTAAATATCATAGCGTTAAGGGAGGCTTCCATCCACTTATCTTTATTCTTTAAGGGAGCATTAGGTCGTAGGTCTTTAGTGAAAGAATCATACCCCCAAGTATCTAGCGTGTATAATTCCCTTATATGATTATCTAATTCTGCACTAGAATCATTGAGTTCTTTTTTAAATCTTTCGGTGTCTGCCTTTATTTTATTCCTGTCATCTGCAATGGCCTTATATGCTTTAATTCCGTACAAACCCTTGTAATCTTTTTTACCAAATTCAGCAGAGTAACTCCCTTGAGTAGATTTGTGCAGTTCTACATTATCTTCTCTACTCTTATCGTAGTTTTTTGCAGCTTTATTGTAGGCTATTTGTTGCTGCTTAATTTGATTCTGTATATAAGGCTTAAGCTTATCTTCGGGTAACTTATAGTAAGGACGATTCTTCACCTTACCTTTACCTTGGTGCCAATCCGATTGAATCTCGTCTATAGCTAGACTTTTACCACCAGCAATTTCTCTGTCAGTCACACGGGCATGAAATATAACATTAGGAGTGGGGTACTTTTGACCTACACTAGTCCAATGCCCATCTCTAAAAGTAGCACTCTCAATTTTAGCTCTTACGTCCATGATTCTGTCTGTTATGTCCTCTAGCTCTGAATCTAGCTTGAGTTCTTTTTCAGACTGTGGCATTTCATCTCGTACAGCACTACGAACAGCGTACTTATCTGTCATAGTACCCTTGAGAGTTTTATCAAACATAGACATTTTAATTTCTTGTTCTCTCTGGACTCTCTTATCATTTAAACTTTTAAGTTGGGATTTAAGTGCATCCTTATCAACTCGTAAAGATTTTCTTTCTTCCATCAACTCTTCGGCTGTATCAAATTTGAATAGGAGTTCTTTGTAATTAGTTCCACCAACGGGGCTGTAATCAGGGTGTACTACTTCATCTATAGCCTTTAACTCTACAACCTCCAAGGATATAGCTCTAGCCTTTGCTTGCCTTAGTGCTTCATCAAGGGGTATCTGCTGCTTACCTAACGTGCCTACGTAATCACTAAAGGTACTCCACTCAATTTCATCATCCTTAACTCCCCTCTTCTTGAGCAAGTCCATTAATTGTTTAGCACTTACGTTGTCAGGTACTTTGGGGTCATTGATCATTGCTATGATTCCCTCTTCAATACCTGAGGTATATCCAAGTTCATCCACGTTAGGTGTCATAGCTGCACGTTCAGCAGGTAAACGTAGTGCAGAGTTTTGCTGTAACTCAGGGGCAGGTTGCATAGGATCTTTAGTAGGCACCCCATCTGGCATTATATCCTCTGGTGCTAACTTGCTACCTCGTCTGAGCATACTGGCTGCTTTACCTATAGGCACAACCTCACCCACTGTGGCAAGGTTACCCAAAGCAAATCGTGTAGATTCATCTAAGTCATTCCAAGTGTCAGCAACAGCACCCACAGAACTCTTAACCACATCGGGTATCTTTTCTTCATTCTCATTGTAGTAGTTTACTACGGCAGCAGTACCCTCACCTATGGCCTCCATAGCACCCTTGTTAACTGCCTTGCCCATATCAGTTCTTGGACTGTAGTTTAAAGCTTCGTTGTATCTCTCGTTGTTAGCCTTCATTTCCTCAACTGTATTGTCAGTGAAGGTCTGCTCTGCAAGGGATGCTGCTGCGGCACCGATAGGGCCAAAGGTTCCCGATATTAAATCTGCTGCTATATCAGGTACTCCAGTAAATATGCTCATATGTTATAGTCCTGGTAAAGTTTTTGCTAATTGGACACCCTTTATGTAGGCATTTGCACTTTCAATATTAGTTCCATACATAGCCATGTATCGTTCATTGACTTCACGCTGTTTACTTTTAGGTATGCGTGACCACTTAGCTCTATCAGCAGGGCTATAACCTTGTTTCTTACGGGCTTGTGAAAAGTCTTCTTGTGCTTTAATCTTAGCGTACTTAATAACTTTTTTCTTTGCTTCACTTAATAAGTTCTTCTGCCCTATCTCTGTCATATTTTTATAGGCATTTGAGTTTATAACGGGAACCATAATAGAATCTATAAAAGAAGGCATATGTTTACGTATCATAGCGTCTGCCTGTTTATCTCCCGTAGGAGACAGCATTAAGTACGGCTTAAAGCCTTTAGTAAGTAACTCATTTTGAACCTCATTACGGGCTGGAGTTATCTTCATGCCTGTTATTTGTGTTAGGGCAGGTGCTATATTATATTGATCCGCTTCCCTTACTGCATCTTGCTGTGCAGGTAGTGCAGAACCATCTCCCCCTCTCATAGTTGAGTACGCTTCCTGTAATTGATACGGCAGATTAGATGTTGCCTTATTAACAAAGGCATCCAATGTTCTATCCCACCCTTTAGATATAGTAAGGTTAGCGTCACGTTTAAGATTTTGTTCTTCATCAAATGCAGCCAGTACATCTCTAACTACCTTTAAAGGAGTAAAGTACTGACCTGCTATCTCGCCTGTATATTTTCCAAAGGCTTCTGAAAACTTCTCACTAGATACATTGCCATCTACACCAATACCATTGTCTGACATAACATTCTTAAAGTTTTCTAAGAAATAGTTAACTCCAGAAGCACTAGCTTGATAGCCTGTAGTTGCTTGCATTATATCGGGTATATTAACATCGTTCCATCTGGGAGTTCCAAATTTAACATACAGATCGCCTAACATAAGGTAGAAAGGTAAAGGGAATACTGCACCTATACCCATAGTGCTACCATCCTCATTTAATATTTCATCATACGTGGTAGTATCTTGTTTGTCAGACCTATACCATATTGCAGCCGCTATTGCAGCAGTGCCTACTGTAGCATCATTGAATTGTCTATAAGCCTCTTCTGTATGTCTTTGCCAACCCGAACCCTCTTTACCTCCACTGGCAATAGACTTATTTCTTAAGGATCTAGCAGCAACTCCAGTTTGTATGGCGCCAAGTGCATTAAGAGGTGAGTATCTAAACTGAAAACTCATAGCATTAGCCATAAATCGTGCGAAAGGAAATGCTCCTGTACCTACAACAGGGGCAAAGGGTAATTTCTCCACCAACTCTATGAAGTGTTTAGCTAATCCCTGCTTAGGCTTATTAGCAAAAGTTATAGCAAGAGCTTCCTCTACTGCCTTCTCAGCAATTCTTGAATTAATACCATTACCTCTAGCTAAATGCTCAGTGAGATCATCTATACCTTCAAGGTCTTTCATCTGCCTCTTAACACTATTCATGAACACACCAGTACGCAGGAATTGATCCTGTGCAATGTTTAGTGAGTTAAGCATAAGTACGGACTTTGGAAGGCTGTTTAACCCTGCTTCCTGTGTAGTACGGAGTAGTTGATGGTGTAGTATCGCATGGTCGCCTAACACTAGATCAACTAGCTCTCGGTTCTGACCATGATTAAATATGTCCCCTACCATAGAGAATGCATCTTTTACTATATGTACTCCCCCCTCGTATGTTCCACGGAAAGAGGGTGCTGCTCCATCAATCCCACCTAACGCTTTTGCAGTGTCTCCCATAGCAGCGTAGGAGTTTCTTAAAAACCTACTGGCAACATGCATAGACACCGCAGCAGTTCCTGATATTACGTTACGTGCCATAGTAGCTGGTTGAGAAGTCATTATGGCTCTTCGTATGCGGTCAGCTTTCTTTAGATTATCATAGCCAGCATTTAAGACCCTAGCTGCCCATGAAGCATTGAGTATATCCTCTCTCTTGGCTACATCTGAAGCAGAACTAGCGGCCTGACTTGCACCACCATCTATCTTGTTTTGTATCTTGGCTAACTGGCTCTGCATGTTCATAAGCTTTGCACCAGTAGATACATCTACATCTGCAATTGCACCAAACATAGCAGGATTAATATCCATATCTTTTAGTTCTTGGTTAAGCCTACCCATAGCTTCATCAAAACCCATTGATCGTGATCCTTGGGCCAGACCACCATCAATAATTGCATCATCTATCTCTTTAAGTAGTGCATCATCAGCATTGTGTAGTGAATAGAAAACCCTATGTAGTGCTGTGGTTACCCTTTCTCCAACACGGGGTGCTAGGCTAGGTATTATGTTTGCTAGTTCAGCTACGATTAATTTAGAATCTTCGAGATTCTGTACTGTTATTCTAGTTCGTGGGTCGGATGCATTGTTTAAGTTAATGTCATACGCATCATCAAATATAGTTGCTACATCTTGTAGCTGCTCATTGAGTGGTACATTTTCATCATACACTCTTTCTTGCCCTGCCTTCCTAGCTGCACTCCCTTTACTTACATCCCCTCCACTTTTTATAAATGCCTCTCGTTTAGCATCTATTTCTGCTGCTATCTTTTGTTTATACGTATCCTGCTTTAATCCGTGTGCAAACATACCTACATTAATAAGACCTGCAGTGCCAGCAGATAAGGCACCCATAGCTAATATGTTTTCCCAATCTTTTTCAGTACGTAAGTTTGCTTTTATTTCTAATGACTGTAAATTTCCAGCTTGCATAGCACCTAAGATACCTTCAACACTTGCAGCACCTGCAATACGACCCGCATTATTTTTGATGGCCCTACTTAATAAAGTCTGAGCAGCAATTCTACCGCCTAATATCTTAAATCCTGTAGCAATACCTAGTGTAGCTACGTTTGCTGGATCTAAAACAACAGATAATACACTGTCTACAACGCCATCAAAAGCATTACCACCACCTTCCTCGTAGAACGCTGGCATATTATTAAACTGTGTGTACAAAAGTCCAAAGTTTTGCTTAGTCTTTTCATCTGCCCCACTTAACCAAGACAGCCCCATGCCTGTAGATGCAAGGTTATTTTGCATCCATCGCATTTTAGTAAAGAACCTCTCAGCGTATTCCTCTGAGGTTTCATCATCTTGTTTAATACCAGACTTACCATAGCGGCCCTTCATAAACATGCCAATACTAGTCTGAGCATTTCTACTCATAAAGAAATTTTTATCTACTTCATCTTTAGAGGCTACAGGAGTACGGGTAGATGTAGCCAGCATAGTATCTGTCTCTGATACAATAGGACTAGGGGTATCATAAGACTCTACATCACCAAAGTCATAGGCGGTATCATTATCTAACTCCCCTATGTCACTTGCAGTAAAAGAACTAGAAGCTATAGGAGCAGTATCTGAAGAATACTCTTCTCCAAAATCATAAGCAGCATCATTGTCTACTGCGTCTTTGCCAAATAATATTTCATTTCCACCCTTACTATAGGTATCATATACTGCACCATCTTCTTCACCAAAATCATAGGCACCTTCAGTGTCAATCTCTGCCATAATAGAATCTCCTTATTTAACTGCGGCACTTAGTGAGTTCTTCCATCCTAAAGCTTTCATCATTCTTTTTTCGCTTATGCCATTATCTATTAAATAATCTAGTTCTGCCTGTACAGTTAGGGGATCATAAGTTCCTTTGTTAAATTGTTTAAATAGTTTATTATGTAGGGTATCAAGTTGATTCCGAACACCTGATGTAATTCCTGCTTGATTAATTTTAGCTTGTTTTTTATACTCATTTAGCTGATCAATACCAGCTTGCACTGACGCAAATGATGCATCTAATACGCCTGGTTTAACATTATCTATGTCTACGCTACTACTTGATTGTCCACTTCTACCAAATCGTTTTGTAGAAGTAGGAGTAAGAGTAGTTGGATTAAGAAATTCGGCCCTTAGAGCCTCCGTCTCGTCTGCAGTATCTATAGCTGTAAGAGATTGATTAGCTGTAGTTCTCTTTATATCTGCTTCTTTAAGAGCTAAATTCTTTTCTTTGTTATTAGCAATACGTTCTATAATAGAAGAACCCTTGGCAGTTCCAAAAATAACTACATCTTTTACAACAACATTACCTGTAGGAGTTTGCAGACTCCACCCCCATTTCTTTCCATCCTTTCTTACCACTGTGGCTCCCTCAGGTATATCCGCAACATCTCGGAACGCATAGGTAACATCAGGCTGTATGCTAGACGCATCTTTAGGTAGCATGGCAGAACTTGTTAAAGCTTCTACGTCCCCTTTATATAAATCTGCGTGTAGTCCTAGCCAATTTTTAAAATGCCCACTGACAGGTTCTCCTGTTTTTCTGGCATTGTCAATCATCTGAGTCATAGCTTTTTGCATTGCAGCTTTCTTATAATGCACTGCTTGCTTCTTGCTGTAGTCAAAATCAGTAAGACCTGTCTGCTCATTAGTTACCCATAGATTATCATCACTAACTGTACTAGTTAATAGTCTTGCCCATGTAGTAGCAAAGTGTGTATTGTATTGACCAAAAGAAACTGTTGCAGATGAATTTACCTCTCTTGCTGCTTGTTCTGCTAGGGCTACTTCAATAAAGGATCTAGTTTTTATTAAAGCTTCTAACTTAACTGGGTCTGGATCTTTTGAAAGTTGCTCTTCTAATATTGCATGTTGTGTAATGTAAAGCCCTTGCTCAGGTGTTTGCCCATATTGACGTACTTTAGTTTTGTATTCTATTTCTGCTAATTGACTCTCTATTATTTTTATGTCTACATTAGTTTTAATTTTTTCATTAGTTACGAGCATCTCTAATTCATTCTTTTTATCCAATAATGGCTGCAAACGATCAGACCTTTCTGCATCAGTTCTAGCCCGTTGTAAAGAAAATATCTGTGCATCTACTGTAGTAGAGCCTAGTTTTCTCATATTGGCTAATGAAATGGCATTCATCTCAGCCTGAGTAGACGCAGTACTATTTACTAAATTAATGGTAGCATCTGTGCGAGGCCCATACGTGTAAGCACCCTGTGCAGCAGCAGCCACTTGATTGTATCCAGTGCCTGTCACTGAAGTCATTTGCTTCTCTGCTCTATCGCGTAAACTTTCAAATCCTCTATCTGAAGATTTTCCTCCAAACATACTTGCGAATATAGATTTGTGAGCAGGTGGAGTTGCTACTTTAATAGAGGGTAAATCTATACTACCCATTTGTACATCTTCCCAAGGAGTAATAGTGCCTCCTGCTGCCATGTCAACCTGAGTAGCTGGATCAAAAGTAGGAACTCTTTGTTTCTGTGCTATAGATGAATCAATAAACTTTTGTATCTGAGTTTCACTTTGTCCCATAACAGCATTTACTTGATCTGCATTAAGCCCTAAGCTGGCTACATCACTAGCCATGCCTGTGAGCTTTCTCAAACGCTCCTGCCTTTTTCGATGAAAGGGAAGACCCTGCTCATAAGCAAACTTCATGTTGGAGTCTATGCTATCTTTCGTTTCCTTATGCTGCTTTTCCATGATCTCGCCAGCACCGCTAACGGCACCTGCTGCAAATGCGCCAAAGTTAAATCCCATTACACCTCCCTCCTACTCATGATTCCTTCTGGCTGCACCTCAGGTGCTTCCTCCATTATTTCTTCTTCCATAGGCTCTACGCCCATATCAAAGTAGTCTTCACTAGCCGTGTCTACTGCCTTACGTACTAGGGACGAGTCAGGTATGTCAGACTTTTCTGTTCCTACTTTGTACTCAATCTCCGCTAGATCAGCTTGGGTTATTAATAGTTCTACAATAACAGGAGCAATAATCAATCCCACATCAACGGAGTGAAGACCCTGCATTACGCCAGAAGACTGTATCATCTCTGCCACAGCAACTACAGTTGTACCCTGCTCCATAACATCCACCATAGGTGCTGCCATCTCAGGATCAGACAATCTAGGTACATAGAAATCCAGTGCCTCTTCTGCAGTAGTATACTTAGGTGGCTGTTCCCAAGGTCGGCTCTTTGGTTCGGTGGTTAATGATTGTCCAGGAATTGGAGCATCAAGAAACTCGGAAGATGCATCAGGCATATTTATTCCTCGCTGCTCTTATCTGTTTAACGTAAGAGGCTATATTATTGGGAGTGTTCACATCGGATTTAGAAGGGCTACCTGTTCGACTTAGTAGTCCACCCTTAGGGGTAGTAGGTATAGCAGACTCACCCTTACGTATATGCATTTCATTTGCTTGCATAGCTTTTAGTATCTGTGCGCTCATTGTGTACTCTCCATTATCCGTTTAGGATTCCATCCATGAAACTACCAGCAGTATTGCCTAAGAATAGTTGAGCAAGACCTTTACCTGCTTGGACAGAAGTTTGATAGTCTGCTTCAATCTGAGCAACAGTTACACTAGTATCATTAGTCATTTGCTGTATAGCCATCTTAGAGAATCTATCTCTTCCACTCTCTGCGCTTGTCCATGCCCACTCAGACTTATCTTTGTAGTCCTGCCATAGGTCATTGTAAGCACTGTTAGACATGTCTAGTAGAGCCTTAGCGTTGACTTCATTGGATCGGTTAATAGCTGCTGTGTCTGCTGTGGCAATGTTCCTACGCCACTGTGCATTAGACTGATCTATTACTATGCGATTCTGTGCATTGAACTGATCACGCTGGTTAGCAACCTCAGTGTTAAACTTAGCTATTGCGTTACCTTCTCCTGCATTGAACTGCGACTGTGCGTTAAGCTGTGTAGCATTGAACTGTGACACGTTAGACTTAAGGTTAGAAAAGAACTGATCTGTCTGCTGTTGAGATGTAGCATTGAATTGCTTGGAGGCATTCTCTGCTGCCGCATCTGTTAGCATAGACTGTACGCGAGACTGTGAATCAAACATAGTAGCTTGCTGTGCTGCAGTTATGTTAGTCATGTCCATATCAAGAAAAGACTGAGCATTCTGTTGTGCAGATTGCTGCCGATTATTCAAACTGGCAGTCTCTAACTGTGACATCGTAGATGCTGCAGCCATAACAATAGCTTGCTTGTTGGACAGGTTACTCAGCCTCATAGTGTTAGCTGCCTGTGAGTTCTCAAGTGCAATGCTTTGTTCTGCAGAGAATCGTAGGTTAGCTACCTCACTAATCTTATTTGAATTAAGTACTCTGGATTGAAATGACTGATCAAACTCTTGACCCATAAAAGTAGCACGTTGCTGTGCAGATAACATAGCACGTTGTTGGCTGTTATTAAGGTTAGTCATTTCAAAGGAAGCAAATGTCTGTGCATCTGCGGTAGCAATGGGCAAAGCATTCTCTAGGGCTGTCTGTATGAGTGCCTGACCTGCCATGCTAGATGAACCAATACCACGGGCAGCCATTTGTGCAGTCACGTTACGCATAGCCCCTGCTGCCCATGCTGGGGTCTTGCCCTCGTCAAAGGAAGTCATTAATGTAGCAAGCTGACCTTGTACAGTAGCCTTAGCTGATGGGTCTGCTTGTGCTGCTGCAATCTGTTCAGTGAATGCTGCTGCCTTCTGTGCATCTGCAACAGGATTAACTAACTCGCCACCTTCAATAGTACGAGTTGGAGAACCTTCTACCTGTGAGGAAGTACCCTGTGCTGCATCTATCTGGCCTACGCTGGTAGTACTTTGAGTCTGTGCTTGAACCTGTGCGTCAGTGCTTACTGCACCCTGAGCAGCCACTGTAGGTTTCACAGGTGCTACAGTTGCAGTAGTTACCTGAGGTGCTGCTGTAGTTGCTGGTGCCACTGCCTGTGTTGTAGCGGCTTGTGTAGTAGGAGTAGCAGCCATAATACCTAGTTGACTTGATTCAGCATTAACCTGCTGACCAGCAGTAATAGGTGTAGACATTGCCATTGTAGCAGTGCCAGTGGGTAGGCCTGGTGCTATGGCTCGTCCTGCTACTAGATCACCAAGAGATTTATTCTTAGTATCTTGAGCAGGGGGTACATATCCACCAGCAATAGGTGCAGAAGGTTGGTTAGTTACAGTACCACCCTCAGCATACTTATTTACATATCCACCAGCGTACATCTTCTTAATGTTATCTTTCAGAGTATTGTACTGAGCGAATGCATTCTGGTTAGAAGTTAGGTAAGTATCAAATGTATCTAAGCCACCCGTATGTCCCAACTTAGAAGCTATACGCTTCATCTGGTCTTCATTGTAACCTTTAAATTCTCTTTGTTCTTGAGACATATATATAGACTCTCTTATTGATTGTATTGATTAGGAAGGGAAGTAGACACTGAGAGTGTGGTAACCTTATAGTATATATTCTATATGTATCACGGGGGGTGGGGGTTTCACTAGGGTAGCATATAGATTAAGATATGTCAACACTATTTTAGTTTAATACCACCTAACTGCCCTGATACTAGCTTTGTAAGTAACCCACGTAGGCCAAACTTAACTACGTAGATACCAATAATTAAGTA